TAGGTTCAACAATAAGTGATCTTGGTTTGTCAGGATTGGGGACCATGACCAAATTGAAATACTTGTTGATCGATGTTATGAAATCAAGTTGAGAATAATCATTGTCAGGGAATTCAAGCCTATAGTCAACTTGTGATCCTTGAGGAATGAATCTTGGTGCTGAAATGATTTCAGCAGAAAAATTATTCACAATCGTACCATCACCGATCAATAAGATCTGCATGTTTGATGTACCAGTGAATACGAATTGTTGATCAAATGAAACTGTTGTATTTCCTGAACAGAATACAGATGAATAAAGTGTTGTGTTTGCAACACCATCAGAAAAGACAACATACAAATAAGGGTAGTTGATGGATCCACAAGTGAATTGTGGCAATACTTCAAATTGGAATCTCCATGTGTATGTTGCAGCAAATTCACCAGGTATTTCAAGTGTTGTTGTATTTGCAGAGAATCCAAGTGTGTTACAAGTTACACCCGAAGATGGATTTGTATATGTTCCAAATAAATCAGGTGTGATTGTTTGGTTGACATACTTGTAACAAGGAATGATTGCATTTCTTGGGTATATTGTTTCATCCAAGTATTTCATCGGCATATAGAAATGCTCAAAGTAACTTGTGTTGAAAAAGTTTGATTGAATTTCATAACCAGCATCTCTACAAATGGATTCATAAAGTGCTTTAACCTGAATGGTTGGTTTGAAATAGAAAGAGTTCACTGGTGTTCCTGAGAAATCAAAGAAACCAGATTGTGGAACATAACTTGTTGTTCCTGCTGAAGTAACAATTGGTGTGAATTGTACGAGGGGTGAAACATTTGAGTTTACAGTTGTTCCTGTAAGGTATTCATAACCGATGTTATAAAGTCCCCACATTGTTCCACCTGATTGGTATGAATAGTTTGTTGCTCCTGTAAGAACAAACAAATTTGGATCGAGTTGTGACTCAAGTGTTACTGCTTGAGTATAAGGATGTGTTAGACCTGACAGATCTGTGTTGTACAAATACTTGTCACCAATGTTTGCTGCCAGATCACCGACTTGATTATAGAAAGTAACTTGGTAGATTATTTCATCTTTGGCTATGGACACACCATTCATTCTTATGTGTCCTTGTAATATTTCATAACCATCCCATAATAAAACTGATTCAAACTTATTGTTCGGATCAAAGTTTACAGGGATCGCATTTATGTCATAAAAGAAATTGAAGATCTGATTATTATTTTTTGAACCAGGAACTGAGAATGCTTTTGAGAATGCTGAATTCTTTTTTGTAATGTCTTGTAACTCCGCAAAAGAGAGTGAGAGAAGAACTGGTTCATCTCTATAAAGATCCAAGAATTTAAATTCGTTTTCAACTGTAACTCTAATCTGTAATGCCATTATATTGGTAATTCAAATCTTCTATAAGGTGTTTGTTTAAGTTCAATTGTATATTGGAAGATGTGTTCGTATTTCTGTTCGAATACTTTTACTTCTTTGTTTTGAACTGTACATGGAATCAAATATGGATGAATAATTGATTGACCATTTATTGGTGTCCAATTGTCCATGATCATGTAAACATAAGGGGACAATAATAGTTCCTCAATAACAACAGCGTCATTCTGTTGAACAAAGTTTGAATCAACTGTAATCAACTCATCTGCTTGACCATAGAATACGGTCTCAAGAGAGTCATAGGACTGTCTATTCCATACTGTTGTATTGAGTGTTTTATATTGAGAATATACCTTACGATCAGGGTTATATTTCTTCTCATTTTTCTTTGTGAATGTATAAGTGTCCCAAACCCCATTTCTGTTCATAAACAAGAAAGAGATTGGATCATTGAAACATTCTTCTCCAACCATTTTATATTGAACGATTTCTGAAACACCAGAATAGTAGTTGTAATCACAAGATCCTGAACTTAAAAAGATCGCAACATCAGATTGGGTATACATATTTGGATTCTGTTTCCAAATACCATAAGCGATCCTCTGATTCAAATAAGAATAGTTGCCGTATGGTTTTGTTGTAAATGTCATGTCAGATGAACTTGCGATCTCATAATTCATCTGATTATTGTTATTGAGTTTTTGTAAGAATGTAATTGAGTTTGCAACATTTGAGTTGTTGTATAGTGGATTCTCACCAAACATAAATCCAACGACAATTGGACACTTGTAATAGTGAGTTCTAAATCTTGTTTGGTAAACAGATCCACCTGAGATTGTCATTGGAATTGTTTCATTACCGTAAGCAGCCATGAACCTACCTTTGACATCATAAGGATTGAATCCTTGATCCATTGCAAAGTCAAACACTTTATAATTCCAATAGTTGTATTTTCCACTCAGATTTGTTGGGTCATAGTAATAATCAAAATTGGGGTTGTTCAAAGCATAACCAAATCTCTTGTTGTCTTGAACACCAGGCCAAACCATTACTCCATACGGCTGAGTTTCTGCTGAATATGGGGAGATGATGTTGGTTATTTCGTTATATGATGTATATGCAGAATAGTTGGTCGGGATGATGATTTGTGTGGTCCCACCAGAAGTGAATTGCACCCCGAAAATTAGACGATATTCGTTCACATGGTATATGTTCTCAAAACCTTCATAACCTCCGTTAAAACCGTTTGAAAATGCAATATAACCTGGTCTCTCAGATGCTATTGTTGCCTGTGATGTATTGGCTGTGATTGACATCGTTGATGATGTATAAGCGTTTACCAAATATGGATCGTTTCCTGCTCCACCAGTTGTTCCTGTATAGATCATGTCAAGGTTTCTTGGATTACCTTGAACAATATTTCTAATAACGGTTTCCACATTGAATATGCAGTTTCCGTATTGATTGGATGGAACAAGTAGTCTTCCGATCTTTCCTGATTCTTGTGTCGTTCCTGATGTATTGTTCGGACCCATGTCATTGAGGTATGGGTTCTTATAGATGTCAACAACCAATCTTATGTCAGTATAAGCAGAATAGTCATTCAGGGCAACATTCCATGTATGATCAGAATGTGATTCTGTAACTGAGAGTGGTTTTTGTAATATTTTTAAATCTAAACTCATAGTTCAATTATTGATGGGAATTCTTTGGTAATAACTTTGTCCATAAAGTTTTCAACATCTTGACCAATTGCTTCATATAATGCTTCATACTCTTGTTGAAACTGAGCAGGTGGGTTTTCAAGAAGTGCTTCAAATGAGTCATACGCTTTGTCATAAATATTACTTGGGACAATACCATACTTGTATATGTTTGTTTGTATTGCAAAAGCAAGTGACAAGTTTGGAATAAATCTTCCCCTTTTATTTCTACCTTTTATTCCCCTAATTCTAATCCAATCGAGTAGAGCAGGAATGGGGACCTTTCCTCTTCTTGGTCTTCTTCCAAGATTCACAGCCTCGAAATAATCCATATAGGTTATTACGAGTTCATATTGACCTGGTTTGGTTTCTACAACTGTTGATGTCAAAGAGTTTAATAACTGACCCGAAGCAACTTTATTCGACTTCCCTGAAGTTGGTTGTGATCTATTGTAACCAGGAGCATAGGGGTAAATCTTCTCTTGCAATTTCTGTTTATAGAAATTGATGAATAAAGTTCCAAGTCTTTGGAGTGCTGCTGGTGTTAAATCCCACATATTATTTTACACATCTTAAAGCAAATCCCATGAGGTATGGGTTAAAACTTGTGTTTATTGCACCATCTGCAGTGGAGAATGTTGCAGCAAAATTTGTTGCTGTCATCATGTAACCAGCAGCATTGGCGTTTGTTCCAATACCAGCAGCAGTTGCGTTCCCTGTTCTATTTCTTGTCAGACCAAGAATGGGTTGGAATAAACTTGGCCAAGAAGTTGAGTTTGCAGGGTTATTACCATACCTGATTGTTGGTGTTACACCAGCATTACTGATTTTCATAACCATGTAGTAGAATCCGCCACCTGTTCCTGAGAATGATAATGTTGATGGTAAATTGGTTTGTATAATACCTGATCCACTTGGAGTTGTTGAAAGAGTTATACCTGACATGATTAGTTGGTAGGGGATTACTCCTGTTAAATCACTATACTGTGTGTTGTAGAATGCCACATCAACAACATCTGTGGTTGAGGTTGCACTGATTATAGTATAGGTAATTGCAGAATATGCATATTGACCTGAATCATAAAACAAAAATGCATTCAATTTATTTTGTTGGTTTGCTTGTGGTGTTATACCAGCAGAACCGAAGCCAGGTCCCATATAATCAGGAGTGAAATTTACTGATGGGTTCATTGCAAAGACATTTGGTGCAGACAAGAAGTTTGTTGCAATTCTTGCTCCTGTGTCATTACCCAAACCATCTTGAATCTGTTGAGGTGTAGATGTCACACCTGATGTAGATGTGGCTAATTTCAATAAGCCTTGGTATGTCGATTGTATTGTTTGTCCACTTAAAGTAGGCATATGATTTTTTTTTAATTTTTAATTTATACTGTATTCCATAATCCTGTTTGATCTTCCCAATCCACATTTGTTGTGTTCCAAATTGCTCCGCCACTTGGTGGTGTTGTAGAAGGAGTCGGTGTCATGGTTGGCGTAGTCGATGGTGTTTGTGTTGTTGTCGGTGTGTTCGTAGGTGTTTCTGTATTTGTTGGTGTCATTGTAACCGTTGGTGTATTTGTATTAGTTGGAGTAACGGTTGGAGTAGGCGTCGGTCCGATCGGTAAGATTAGATCCACAGGACAAGGACATCCTGACAATGTATAACTATAAACATCAAACGCAACAACTATTTCACCAGGTAATAACACAGGTGCCAAATTGAATTGGTGTTGATGTTGTCCTGAGTTTATTGTTTCTGCTGCACAATAAACCGTTCCGAGAGATCCATATGCACATCCTGAAATGATGTAATCACAATTTGCATTTGCTGGTGATGTAAAGTTCGGTTGATTCCAAAGTATAAGTTTGAACTTGGTATTGTCTTCCAACATAACCTCTAAGTATTGAGTCGTTACAGGACAAGTTGGAGTAACGGTTGGTGTGCTTGTAACTGTTGGTGTCATTGTATTGGTTGGAGTAACAGAAGGGGTTGGTGTGTTTGTGCTGGTTGGCGTTTGCGTAGGCGTAGGTGTCGGATTCTGTGTTGGGAATGGACCACTCATGTCATTGAATGCTGCATCACAACGATCAAGAGGTGTCATGATCTTAATTCTAAATGTACCAGTCCAACCAGCAACCATGTCTTGGTACTGCTCAATAAATGGAATACATTCCACTGCATCATCCAAATAATAATCCTGATTGAAATTACCAAGTGAGTCTGTAACACTAAGTCTGAATTGTGAGATTATGTCATCGAGAATCTGATTGGTGTCAGAGAGAACATCAATCATATTGTCAAGATCCCTCTCAAGAATGTCAGCAACAATGACATTGAATTCATATGTCATGAATTGCAGTTCTTGTATTGCTTGGTTGGGGACCACAAACATCAAAGGGTAATACGGTGCTTGATTGTCAACATTGATTTCTTTGTCCCTTGTGTCAGTCAAATAACCAAACTCTTCAGCATCACCAAATCCAAATGAATTGATCTGTTTGTGATGATCTGCAAGTAATCTAAAATCATCTATAATGGATTTGAAGTTGATTCCTGCATGGTAAATTGGTGTTCCTGTGAAGACATCGAATGCTGCTGCACACCTGTCAAGTGGAGTCTTTGTTTTGATGTTGATTAAACCAGTCCAACCATTTGTCATGTCAGAATACTTTTCCATAAATGGTGTACAAGTAACTGTGTCATCTAAATAATACAGGTAGTTGAAATTACCTTGTTGATTTGTAACAGAAAGTCTGAATTGACTTATAACATCATTGAGGATTTGTAGAGTGTCAGAGAGTGTGTCCACTTCATTTGCAAGATCTCTTTCAACAATGTCGAGTGAGACAACATTGAATTTCCATTCTTTGAATTGCAGATCATTTGTAATATTTCCTGGTACAATAAACAACAAAGGGAAGTATGGTGATTGTGCATCAGGATTGTCTTGCTTGTCTCTTGATGTTGTTAAGAATGAAAGTTCATCCACATTTCCCAAACCAAATGAATTGATTTGTTTGTGTGAATTGGCTAAGTATTTTAGATCATCTGCAATGGTCTTGAAATTGATTCCATAAACTGGCAATGGGGTTGGACTTGGTGGTGGTGAACTTGGAGTAATCGAAGGCGTAGGTGTGTTGGTGGGAGTTTCTGATGGTGTTACGGATGGAGTATTTGTATTGGTTGGTGTATTAGTTGTAGTCGGGGTGGGCGTTATTGGTATTGGTGGATTGAAATATTTGTCAGCAAAATAATTATAACTCTGAGTCATTTCTGAATCAGACAATCTACGATCATAAATTAAAACCTCTGCGAGATTGAATCCTGTATTTGGGTTTTCTAAAAACTGAAATATTGGATTGACTGCGGTTACTAAAGTTTGTGTTTCTTGTGTTTGTGAAACCATTGTTCCATCGATCCACAACTCTGTAACTGCTGTTGTTCCTGATTGGTATACTCTTGTAGCAACAACATACCATTGATTGACAGTTACAGCAGTATACGGTTCAGGACTTACTGATGTTCCACCTGTGTAAAATGTATATGTTCTATAACCTGTTGTTCCTGTTATTGGAAAGGTGTCAACTTGAAACCATCTATAACTTTGAGTTTGATTTAGGTAGTTTTGGAAGTTGTCCGAGTTAATCGGGTTCATGTAAACACCAGTTTCATTTTGAGCAAAGAACCATGTTGTGTAATCTTGGTAAGAACCGTAATCCCCTAACTTATTACTTAAACCGTAACCACCCACATCGGAAGTACATACTCCAGAAAATGTTCCGAAAGGATTTGTATAACCTGAATAGTCATATTGTAAATAAGCACCAGGAAAACCTGAAAAAAATAACGGTGGATTTGCAAGGTTGTCTGCTTTTGTAACAGCAACTCCTGATCCACCTCCAATTATGAGTGATGATTGATTTGTAAAATCAATCTGTATTGTTAAACCTGATGTTATTAAACTCATCGTTGTTGTTCTTTTATTTGCCTTTCTTTTTCTTTATTGAGATCCATAAGGAAAGAAAGATGATTAAGAGCAGCCAGAAGGGAAAGGTTAGTAACAGAATCAATCTGCCAAACTTTGTTTTCTGCAAGGAAACTAATCGCTGTATACCACTTCCAAAACCCTGCAAAACTATTTTCAGTCTCATCATCTGCCACAATATTGGACTCTTCAAATAGACTTCCGAAAGATTGGGTAATGCCCTTCCTGAATTCAACAAAAAAAAAACTGCTCCCTCAAGGTATTTGATGGGCAGTTCTTTCATCACTTCAATTCTTGCTTTGAAATCTGATTCACCATATTTTATTCCGTCTTCTGTATACAAATAGGCTGCGAGTTCTTGTAAGTTTGAAACTCTATATGATTCCTCTTTGTTGAGGAATGTGTCAATGTCCACGAATTGACCAAATGAAATCTTTGTTACATCAACAAAATTATATTTGACACCAAACAGTTCAATGCTCTTGAATAAGGTCTTCTGATCCTGATTCATGAACTTGTATAACTCATTACCAACTCGTCTGATTGTTGATGCATCTTCTTCCATGATCTGAGATTCTTTGATCCCTGTTACTTTGGAAATCATTCTCACATACATCTCTTGTTCATCCAAGATGTCTTTGAGTTTCATGATGTCCATCCACATGCTAATTGTTGGCTCTTTTACCTCATATTTTGTTCCATTGTAATCAATGAATTTGGTCATACTCATAAATATTGTTTTTAGTATACATATACTCCTGTGTCTCTCGCCACCTTCATCTCAAGGACATAACGAATGCCATCGAGCAAGTGGTTTGAATCATCCACTGGTTCATCAAGATTATTATTGTTCTTGTCAATCTTCCAAACATATTGTTGAAGTTCAGTTTGCAGATTGATTGAATCTTTGTGTATGAAGAATTTTGATCTCTTGATTAGATCTATTCCATGTAGGATTGAATTCTTCTTAACTGGCTTTGCATTGATCCCTTCCCTTTTTAATTCTGCTATTGCCTGTGGGTTTGCTGAGTCACAAATAAAATCATCATAAAGACTAACACCAAGATCCTTGATCTTATAAACAAGATCGGGGATTGTTACATTCTTGAGGTATAACATTTCCTCACAGTAGATTGAATCACCAAGTTTGTGGACTCTTACCAGTGCTGAAGGATGTGAGTAACCCCAATCAAGCCCGAAACCTAATAGTTTTGCTTCCTTTGGTAATTCCTCATATGTTTCTTGATGATTGAATACAACTCTTGTTGGAACACCTTTCTGTCCAAGACCAAATACTCTCCATAAGTTTTGATCTCTTTCTCTTAGTTTTTCGATCTCATCAATTTGTTGTTGTGGTAAGAATGGATTGTCTTTGTAAGTAACGATTCTATAGAATGTGTCTTCTTGTTTTTCCATGTCATAGAGGTAAGAATTCCATAACGATGGATTGAAGTCA